GTCTGTGCTTGGCACAATATCTACAACCCATTGAGCAGGAGGTTTATCAATGGATGGATAGATATAACACACCGATTATAGCTAAGTCGCGCAATTTAGTACAACGTGCGACAGATCTAAGAACTAAATGGGAGTCTTTTGTAGACCCAGTAGCTATCTTAATAGACCAGGCAAACTTTGATGCACATTGCTCAGTAGGTTTGTTACAACAAGAACATAGGTTGTATGAGTCATATTACCCAGGAGATAAAAATCTAAGGCGATTACTCAGGTGGCAATTGGATAGTGTGGGCGGAACACGTAATGGGACGAAGTTTAGAACTAAGGGAACGCGATTTTCGGGGGACCAAAATACAGGGTTGGGTAATAGTGTGTTGGACGTTGGCATGCTTAGCATTGTGTTGAAGAGAAGTGGAATAAAAGGAGCAATCTACGTGGATGGGGACGACTCTGTTGTGATTACAGAGCGAAACGATTCACGACTTCTTAACCTCTCATTTCTTGAGCAATGTGGTATGCGGGCTAAAGTCGAACATGCTGATGAGTTTGAGCAAATTGAGTTTTGCCAAACTAGACCTGTATTTGATGGAGTGGCCTGGAGAATGGTAAGGAATCCCAGGCGGGTTTTGAGTCGAACACCATGGGTGGTCAAACGTAACCACTTGAATGTGGTTGGTCGTTATCTTAAGAGTTTGGGGTTGTGCGAATTGGCATTATCTGCTGGTATGCCGGTTACACAATCTCTTGCGCTTAAATTGATAGCAAGGGGGAGCGGTAAGTATATGGTTACGGAACTGCACCATCAAGCTATGCGTGAATACATGCAACCAATACATGCTAAAGCACGACAAATTAGCGAAGAGTGTCGCGAATCGTATGCAAGAGCGTGGAACATATCTATTGGGGAACAGTTGGAGTTAGAGGCCGGTGAGCTCGTCAATCCTACGTCATTAGTCGAAACGACCTATGAAGAGTGGGGAGGTGAACGGCCGACTTTCGGAAACGTGGTTTCATAATGGTTAAAGTTAAAAGAGGTAAGAAGAAGACTAATCGTAACAAGGCTGTGTCTGCCGCTTCACGCGGACCAACCTTGGCTTTAGTGCCTAGGGGGATTAAGCAACAACGCCAGTTCAAGGTGCCGAAAGGGAGGATAAATTTCTCTCATCCCAAGCTGTCAGAGGCTGGGTTGGCATTCTTGAAGTGTGCGTTTGCTTCGCCAGATTTTTCTGTGGACCCCGGAAAAGGCATACCTGATCAATTTCATGGTAGGACGTTATCAATTAAAGATTGTTTCACTACAGCACTGAATTTCACTGCTGGGGTTGATACATATGTGTTGATAGCACCCGTACCAGGGTATGCCTATTTTGTTGGCACAAGTGCTACGATTGGTGGACCACCACCTTCTGCTTGGGTTGGAGTAACATTTCCGACTTTTGAAACAAACTTTGGCTCGGGAACGGATTCTCAGAATAAATTTTCTAAATTTAGATATGCTTCTATGGCAGCTGGTTTATATCCAACGTCAAATTTTATGCAATTTTCTGGTTCTATACAATCATGGCGAATTGATCTAAATCTCGCTGAAAACTTAAGACCTGCACTTACAGCTGCGGGTCCACCTGCAGTGTTTGAAACATTCATGCAGAAAAGAATTCAGGGCTTACAGAGTGTTACAACTTTGGTGCCTAGAGATAACTACTCGGAATCATTCATTAAGGGCGCGTATACCTTTGCCTTTGATAAATCTCAAGATTTTGAGTGGCAGGATTTCGTTGCCGGAACTGAGTATATAGAATCGAGCGTAACAGGATCGAATCGGTTGCAATCGGATGGTACACACTTCCTAACAGGGTTGGGAAATGTTAATACCATTGTGTATAAGGTTAGCACACCTATAGGAGCTGTCAACACAGCACTATTCCGTGTGTGGAATTGTATCGAGTTACAACCTGATACTAATTCATCATTGTTCCAATTTTCTGGTGTTTCACCACCACATGATCCTATAGCTATGGAAATGTATTCTAATTTAAAGATGCGATTTCCAGTGGCTGTACCGTGTGTTGAGAATGCTAAGTTTTGGGAGAACGTGTTGCGCATGATACGTACAATCTCACAGGCTGGTTCGTTCCTACCTGGCCCATTGGGCTTGATATCCGGAGGTGTTAATACCATAACCGAGGCTATCAATGGGATGGTTATGTAGTGTACAGTATATATGGTTGTGTTGCTGAGGGCTGTAGTAGGCGAGACGGAGACGTCTCACTCCCTCTCGGTGGCACTAGGCAAGGGCTACAAAGGCAACCGCGTAAGTGGGGGCTGGCGATCGGGGTGCTCTTGTTGTATAACTCAATTGAGTCAGGTCTTATGGACCATATATAGCCC